AGCTAGAAGGTGTAGATAAACGATTAGTTGATATTGTAGAAGAAGTTGGTAAGACTAGGGACATTATTGTAATTGAAGGAGTACGAACTCTAGAACGACAGAAAGAGCTTTATGCTCAAGGTCGTACTAAGCCAGGTAAAATGATTACTTGGACGTTAAAAAGTAAACATATTGAGGGTAAAGCTATTGATGTATGTCCTTACATTAATAGGACAATTCCTTGGAATGATACGATTGCTTTTATGGACTTAGGTATTGAAATGCTTGATGTTGCACATAAGAAAGGTATCCTTATTCGTTGGGGATATGACTGGGATGGTGACGAAAAGCTTTTAGAAATAGGAGAGTCCGACGGACCTCACTTTGAGCTAAGGGAATAATATGAGTTTCTGGGGAAAAGTATTTGGAACAGATGAAGCTATTACAGCCACTGTTGGGGCTGTTAGGGATGGTCTAGACTCTCTTGTTTATACGAATGAAGAGAAAGCTAACGACGCTGCTAAAGAACGCTCAGAAGCCCGTTCAATGCTTGTACAGTGGATGGAAGCTACACAAGGACAGAACCTAGCACGTAGAGTTATTTCGTTGGCTATTACAGGTGTATGGCTTCTCCAATACATTGTTGCTCAAATTGCTTCTTCTATTGCAATTTTCTGGACAACAAAATCGAGTGAATTAAATCAACTCGCTAAAGTACAGATGGATAGTGCGGAAGCTATGTCTTCTGCTGTTATGTTAATTCTTGCTTTTTATTTTGCAGCACCACATATGGGTGACTTCGCTAAAGCAGTAATTACTAAATTTGAATCAAAGGTTAAATAAATGGCAAAACTAGAACTTTCAGATACGGTTAGTGGATATAATCTTTCTGTACTAAATGATAATTTTCAAAAGATTGAAACAGAGCTAAAAGACAAAGTTGTATATCGGGATGAAGTCTCTCCCATGGAGCGTACTCTTGATATGAATGGTAATAAAATTATTAACCTAGGAACTGCGGTACATAGTGGAGAAGCTGTTCCCCTTAATCAGCTTATCAGCCTAATTGATGTTATTGATGCTGCTGAGATTGATCCCTTTATTCGATCAGAACTTATCGATATATCTGGTGCAGGGATGGTTGGGAGTGATGATGGCGCTAGTGGGACTAAATGGACGACTGTAGAAGGTTTTGTTGAAAAAACCTCTTCTTCCTCTGGTTCATCTGTAGTAGGACATCTCCCTACCGGGGCTGGTTCAATACCAACTACAGTTCAAGAACAACTAAGACTTATACAAGATTTCACTATTAACGTGAAAAATGCCCCTTATTATGCAAAAGGAGATGGAGTAACGGACGACGGCCCTGCAATAAATGCAGCAATAGCGTATGCAAAATCACTGAGCGCCCCCGGAGGAGGGACTTATAGAGCGGTAATAGAGCTTCCTGCTGGCTTTTACTACACAACTGTTCCAATTAATCTAACAAAGATTAACGGTATATGCTTACGGGGAGTGGGCTCACGTTATGTAAATACAGGCATCATTGGAAACACTTCTGGAATTATTATTGATGCCGTAGGATCGTCATCATGTTTAATTGAAAATCTTAGCATTCTCTCCTTGGCAGGATTTGGAGCTACTAGGTCAACTATTGGGGTTCTTTTGGCCCTGGCTGAGGATGGTGGATTGAATTGCCGAGTATCAAACTGTTATATTAGTTTGGATGATTTTCCAACAGCAAATTCCGGGGTTGGTAGCATTGGAATTGCAAACTCTAGAAGTGAAGAATGTGCATACGATAACTGTATCGTGAAGGCTAATGCGCCACTCATCTTCACCGCTAATCCAGATTTAACTACAACTGGATACTTATCATTTGTCATTAGCAGCCCAAATGCCACGGTGACCCCGGGATATGGATCAATGGGGGTAGCTAAGATGGCAGCAGCAAGTATTGTTGCGTACGAAAAACGCCAAGCTGCAATTACTCTTAATGCTACAAATAGTATTAACTTTGATGGCTATATAAGCAGGGTCGGATCCGGTTTAGGCGATGTTGAGTACGCAATCATGTCTAGCAACCAATGCAGTAATTTGAGATTCAATGGAACTATTGAGAATTTTTCAACGGCATTCAAGAATATCAATTCTAGTGTGCTTAATAGCTCAATTGATCTTGTTATAGCAAATATAACTAACAATACTTTTCCGGTTTTTGATTTTACAGGGACAAGCACTATCTTAGGTGGACACTATTGCGCATCAATTCCTAATATATCTGAGCGGAATCGCATGATTGCTTACACTGCGCCTGTAGCGGGAGGGGACGTAGCGGTTAGCACCTACGTAAATAATGTGGTGTTTTGTGCCCCAGACACTGTGGATAATAATTACATGATGTCTTCTAACTTGCGTAAGAACTGCACTAACGTAGTTTTAAACAGTTCTTCACAACCAACTAAGATGGGTAGTGGAAAAAATGTCGCAAACTTTACCCAAAAAGTAGCAGCGGGTCAAATTGGCAGCCCGGCACAATGCACTGTTATGCGGTTTTCTACTGCTGATAAGTTGACTACTACTAGCGGCAACGGGGGAGTTTACGCAGTAAAAATTAGAGGCATCGTGCAAGTTGGTGCATACGGGTCTGGAACCCATACATCCCAGTCTTTTGATGCAACAGTGATCTTATCACAAGCACAAAATGGAGGCCATGGGCCTATCGTACCGTCCGTGACTCTTGGGGCAAAATCCGCAGTTGACGTCTCAAATGCGGATATTACTGGAGTAACTGTGAATATTTCCATTACAGGAACTATCGGATCAGTTCTTGTTTTACCTGCTACAGCCGGTACAGGCGTTGGGGAGCCAATATATGTAACCGCTGAGGTAGAGATATTTAGCGACTTTGCAGTTAATTCCAGCATTTTATTTGCATAAAATATATACATATAAAATATGAATAAACAAGAACTTATGCTAGATAGTATGGGTAAGTTTCGTACCCAATCTCTTTTTTTAGAACTTGGGTATACTGAAGGCTCCTTATTTACCCTTAAAGATGAAGATTATACTTATAATGAAAGAGTATATCCTTCGTTAAAGAAACTATACCTAGAAACTGCTGATCCTACTGAATACCTCTTTGCCAAGGAATACCTCCTTGGCTGGAGGCATTGGCAGAGGATGTGTGAAAACCAAGCTATTCGTAAACATATCGACGAATGGCGTGAAGAACTGGAAGTTGCTCTTCGTTCCAAAGCAATTGGTGATGCTATTACAGCAGCTAAGACAGGAAACTTTCAAGCTGCTAAATGGGTTGCTGATCGTGGATGGAGTACACGAGGAGCTGGACGGCCCACTAAGGCTGAACTAGAACGAGAAAAGAAAATACAGTCTGCTATTGGTGAAGAATACAATAGCGATGTAATTAGAATGTTTCAAAAACAAGGTTGATGAATGGCACAAGATGATGAAATCTGGCGCAAGGAAGCTAAACTAAAACTTGAAAGAATGCCACAAGAGGCTAAAGAGATTAGGGAAACTGCGCTTAATGATCTCTTCTTCTTTGCTCGTTTAATCAATCCTGGATATCTTTATGGAGATGTTCATAAAGATATTTTTAAATGGATGGAGGCTTATACCCTTTATGGGCAAGGTGCCATTAATGTAACAAATAAGCTTATTATGCTTCCACGGGCCCATTTAAAGAGTCACATGGTGGCTACATGGGCAACTTGGATTATTGCCAGGCATCCTGAAGTAACTATTCTATATGTTTCAGCTACCTCAGGTCTTGCTGAGACTCAGTTGTTTGCTATTAAGAATATTCTAGAGAGTCAAGTATTTACTCGTTACTTCCCTGAATACATTAATCCACAAGAAGGTAAACGAGAAAAGTGGAGTCAAACATCAATTTCTATTGATCACGTTAAGCGACGTAAAGAAGGCATTCGAGATGCCACTATCTCTACAGCAGGTTTAACAACTAATACGACAGGATGGCACGCTGATATTCTTATTCCAGATGACTTAGTTGTTCCTGAGAATGCATATACAGAAGATGGTCGTTTAAGCGTATCTAAGAAAGCTTCTCAATTTACTTCTATTCTTAACGCAGGTGGCTTTACAATGGCTTGTGGGACTCGTTACCACCCTTCTGATATTTATGCAGATTGGAAGAAACAAGAATTTGACATTTATGATGAGAACGAAGATATTGTAGATCGAATGAATGTATGGGAGATTAAAGAGTATGCTGTAGAGCATGATGGAATCTTTATCTGGCCTCGTACAGTTAGACCTTTAGATGGTAAGTCTTTTGGGTTTAATAATCAGACACTCGCTAAGATTAGAGCTCAGTATGAGGATAGGATTCAGTTCTATGCGCAATACTACAACGATCCTAATGATCCTGGTTCTAATCGTATTAGTAGGGATAAGTTTCAATACTACGATAGGAAGTTTCTAAAGCAACAGTATGGGCATTACTATTACAAGAGTAAGAAATTAAACGTATATGCTGCTATTGACTTTGCTTTTAGTTTATCTAAGAAGTCAGATAATACAGCCATTGTAGTTATTGGTATTGACGAAGAAGGTTACATCTATGTGTTAGATATTGATGTATTTAAGAGTGATAAAATCTCTGAATACTTCAGACATATTGCAGACCTGCACTCTAAATGGGAGTTTAAAAAACTAAGAGCTGAAGTAACAGTTGCACAAGCTATTATTGTCAGAGATTTAAAAGATACCCTTCGTTCAGAGGGATTGCAGTTGTCTATTGATGAACACCGTCCTACACGTAATGAAGGAACTAAAGAGGAACGTATCTCTTCTGCTTTGGAACATAGGTATGATAATCTATCTATTTGGCACTTTAAGGGTGGTTACATTGATATGCTCGAAGAAGAATTGGTCTTGGCTCGTCCTGCTCATGATGACATTAAAGACGCTCTTGCATGTGCTGTAGAAATTGCAGTTAAACCTAAAAGGTCTAGACGAGATGAGTTTAAAGAAGAAAGAAATGTTTTATATCATCCCCGTTTCGGTGGAATCAGGTATGCCTAAGAGGAAATAAATGGCTAATAAACCCCTACAGCTCGCGTCAGTTAGAGAAGACCTTGCTAAATATGTTGCATTTGAATGGCATCGTCATAACTCTCAACGACATGAGAAGATTGCTCTTTGGAAAGAACTTCGTAATTATGTCTTTGCTACAGATACAACAACTACCACTAACAAATCGCTTCCTTGGAAGAACAGTACAACTCTGCCTAAGCTTTGTCAGATCAGAGACAATCTCCATTCCAATTACATCTCTGCTCTTTTTCCAAATGATGAATGGCTAAGGTGGGAGGCCTATACGCGTGATGATGCTGCTAAAGGTAAAACTGAGGCCATAGTAGCATACATGTCAAACAAAGCGCGTGAGAGCCATTTTAAGATGGAACTTAGCCAGTTGTTGTATGACTACATTGACTACGGCAACGCTTTTGCTACAGTAGGCTTCCAAAGCTCATATGCTGATGATGGTAAAGGTAATAAAACAACTAACTATGTTGGTCCTCGTATCCATCGTATTAGTCCTTTAGATATTGTGTTTAATCCTCTAGCTAACTCTTTTCGAGAAAGTTATAAGATTATTCGTTCTATCAAACCTATTGGTGAACTTATTCGTATGGCTAAGGACAACCCTAGTCAATACGGATTTTTTGAAGAAGTTTTTATTAAACGAAATAAAGTTATGCAGTATGCAAATGCTTATGGTATTGAGGATAATGACAAAGCAGAAGGTTTGCAAGTAGATGGGTTTGGTAATTTTAATGACTATCTTCAAAGCGGATATGTAGAGCTTCTTACGTTCTATGGTGACTTGTTTGATAATGAGACAGGTAAGCTAGAAGACAACCAAGTAGTAACCGTCGTAGACCGCATGTATGTGTCCGACAAGCGCCCGTTAGACACGTGGTTAGGTCATGCCCCCATCTATCACGTTGGATGGCGTAAACGCCCGGATAACCTGTGGGCTATGGGTCCATTGGATAATCTGGTTGGTATGCAATATCGGATTGACCACTTAGAGAATCTTAAAGCAGACGCAATGGATTTGGCTGTTCTTCCTCCTCTTGTTATTGCAGGTGAAGTGGAAGAGTTTGAATATGCTCCCGGTAAAGAAATTCACATTGACGAGAATGGTTCAGTAACAGAACTTGGTAAGAATGCCCAATGGGTTATTACTGCTGAGAATGGTATTGACAAGCTTGAGATGCGAATGGAACAATACGCAGGTGCTCCACGAGAAGCTATGGGTATTCGTTCAGCAGGGGAGAAGACAGCATTTGAAGTACAACAGCTCAACAATGCTGCTGGTCGTATCTTTCAAGAAAAGGTTAGTACGTTTGAAACAGAGCTGTTAGAGCCCTCTCTTAACGCTATGTTGGAAGCTGCTAAACGAAACATGGATATGACAGATTGGGTTAAAGTAATTGATAATGATTTAGGTGTTACTCAGTTTATGGAAATTACGAAAGACGACATTACAGCATCTGGTATTCTTCGTCCTATTGGTGCTAGACACTTTGCTGCTCAATCTCAGCTTGTACAAAATCTAACATCTATCTCTAATACACCTATCTGGCAACAGATTGCCCCCCACGTTAGTTCTAAACGTCTAGCGACATTGGTAGAGGACGTATTGAATCTCAATCGTCATCAGCTTATCCGTCCTAACGTAGCTATCACAGAGCAACAAGAAACAGCTAGACTTGGTAATCAAGCTAGTGAAGACCTTCAAGTTGAACAATCTATTCCTGTACAACCTTAAATGAAAACAGTCTGGACATCTGGACTGAAGGACAAGGAGAAGCAAGAAATCATACAAGATTTTAAGGCTTCTCCCGCCCTTCGGTCACGCTTAATTAAAATTCTCGACGGTAAGATAGGGGCTACAAGAGCCTCTTCTTTATCAAAAGATATGTATTTATCCCCTTCGTGGGCGTACCAACAAGCTGACGCAGTAGGATACGAACGAGCTTTACGAGAGGTTATATCACTTTTTGACGAAAAAGATGTCGATAAGTGATTAAAATCTAGGTATAAGTAGTCACTTACAAGTATACTTACTCCCGAGTGAACGAAGTGAAAGAGTGAGTAAGAATAAATACTAGTATATCTAACATATACAGGGGTGTGTTGTAATGGTAACATACAGGTCTCCAAAACCTTGAGATGAGAGTTCGAGTCTTTCCACCTTTGCCAGTAATTAACATAGAAAAGAATAAATGTCTGACCAGACTACACAATCTTCAATCTTTAATAAAGAACAATCGACTGAACAACAGTCAAACACGACTATTAGCACTAGTCAAACTCAATCGTCACCTGATCCTCTGAATGACCTTCTAGGACAGATTAAGAACGAACGAGGAGAGCCGAAGTACAAATCGGTTCAAGATGCTTTAAACGGCTTGCTTCACGCTCAAAATCACATCCAAACACTGCTGACTGAAAAAAGGCAAGTGGATGAAGAATTGAATACATTGCGTCCAGTAGCTGTTAAGGTTTCTGAACTTGAGAAAGTCGTAGAGAGGCTCACTCAACCTAGTCAATCCCAAACTGTTACACCAACAGCACAACAAGGATTTACGGAAGAGCAGGTTGCTAAACTCGTTGAACAAACGATGACACGTAATCAACAACAGACAGTAGCTAAAGCTAACTTGGAAAGTGTTGTGAACAGTGTCAAAAAGTACTTTGGAGATAAGGCTGAAGAAGTCTTTTACGCTAAAGCTGCTGAGCTTGGTATGAATCAAGCAGAGATTAATGCACTTGCTGCACGTACTCCTGCTGCTACTTTGAAACTTCTAGGTATTACTGCTGTTACTCCAGCGTCTCCTAACATTCAAACTAGCTCAATTAATACCTCTGCTTTGGAACCTAACAGACAGACATTCATTAGCCGAAACGCAACAAAACTTGAAGTTGGAGCTACCCATCAAGACATCATGAGGGAAGCGGAAGCCTCCCGTAAAATGGTTGAAGAGATGGGGCAACAAGGGATGTCTATTGATGACTTAACAAAGCCATCAAATTACTTTAAATATTTTGGAAAATAAGGAATAATAGTGGCTCAAAATCGTGCTAATAGCACTGCTTTTATTGAAGCAGAGCAATACTCTGCATTCATCTTGCGTAATCTGCATGATGGTATGCTCCCTGGTGTTATGTATCGTAATGTTACCGACTTCGGTTCTGGTAGCACTCTCCACATCAAAACTGTTGGTTCTGTAACCATTCAGGATGGTGCTGAAGAAGTCCCCTTCGCATACTCTCCTATCGAATCTGGTGAAGTGACTCTGACTATTACTGACTATGTTGGTGATGCTTGGTATGTTACTGACGAGCTTCGTGAAGATGGTGCTCAAGTGGAAGCTCTGATGTCTGCTCGCTCTAGCGAGTCTACTCGTGCTATCCAAGAAGTGTTTGAAACTCGTTTCTTGAAGAAGTGTAACACCTCTCAAGTTAATGCTAATGCAAACTTGGTCAATGGTTTTGCTCACCGTATCGCTTCTGCTGTTGCTACCGTTGGTAGTGAGAACACAGCAACGACTGCTCACTTCATTCAAATGAAGCTTGCTTTTGACAAGGCTAATGTTCCCATGGCTGGCCGTGTTGCTATCGTTGATCCTGTGGTTGGTGCTACGATGGATGGTTTGGTTTCTATCAGTCGTGATGTTACCCCATTTGGTCAGAAGATTCTTGAGAACGGTTTTGATCGTGATCACACCTTCTTGATGAACCTGTATGGCTGGAACATCTTGACTTCTAACCGTCTGGATAAAGGTACTTTCTCTGATGGTACGACTTCTGTTACTGGTGCTGTTGCTAACGTGTTCATGAGCGTTGCTGATGACAACAACAAGCCTGTGATGGCAGCATGGCGTCGGATGCCTAAGGTTGAAGGTGAACGCAATAAAGACCTTCGTCGTGATGAATTTGTAACTTCTGCTCGTTGGGGCTTTGGTACGCAACGTGTTGACACACTTGGTGTTCTCATCACCTCTGCAACCAAAATCTAATTAAGGAAATTATAAATGTCTTACGAAAATGGTACGGGCCTTGGTGTATATAATCAGTATGGCGCACGCTCTACTGGTGGTGCATATGGCAAGGAAACAGGTGATGGCAGCACTTTCCGTGTTGTCGTTGACTTGACTGGTGAAATGTTGAACAGTGGTTTTATCCCTCCTGTTTATGTGCCTAAGGGTGCATTGCTGGAAAAGGCAATGCTGGACGTTGATGAAGTGTTTGTTGTTTCGGCAGCAGGTACTGTGGCAATCGGTGGCACAGCCCCCGGCACTAATGGTGTTGTGTTGACTGAAGCCAAGCTGGAAGCAGTTGGTACTTCGTTGGTTAGCTCTCTTGCTATTGGTACTTGGGCTACGGCCTCTGCCACTGGCACTACGGCTTCTGAGAAGATTACTAAAGCAATCACTGGTACTGTAGCAGCTACCTCTGGTAAAGCTACGCTGGTGATGGACTTCTTCACCAAGACTAAAGCTTAATAAATAATAGAAGGGGACTTGCTTTTAGCTTGTCCCCTTTTCTTTTTTGTACAAAGGATAAATATGGCCGTGCAACATGTTGACATTCCAGACGCAGAAATCCATGAACCAAAGGGCATTGTTAGCGCAGTAAATCGTTCTATTTATGTAGCTGATGGTATTGGGTCAGGTGACTGGAGAAAGCTTACAGAGGCTGATGTAGATTATTCTGTATACACTGATAACAAGTTTGGTTGGCACCATCGTAAAGATACGCAATATGTATCAGGGGCACCTCTTGCAATTGCATCAGGAGTAAAGACAGCTTTGCCAAATAATGGACTCCATCCTCTTACTAATGTAACCCGTCCACTAGGGATTGTATATACGAGTACATATTTTACACCTAGTTCTCTTAACGCTTCTTATATTATCCGTATCAATGCTAAAATTACAGCCGCAGCAGTGGCTGGCACCCCTTATGTAATTAAAGTTACGATGGAAGGTGGCGCAGTTCCTCTTGCTTTTGATACTCAAGATATGTTCTTGAAAGGTGGTGGATATGTAAATGACATGTGTCTTACTTTCATGTTCTATACAGGAGCCCTTAATACTAACCAACCTGTTAGAATTCAGTTTACACCAGATACAAATGTTTCAGTGTATGACATTGGATATATGATTCAGCGAACATATTACGAGGGTTGAGATGAAGAAAACCCTTTTTGAAATTGTAGACTACATACTTAATGAAATGGATGCAGATCAAGTAAATAGTATTACTGATACTGTGGAATCTTCTCAAGTAGCTCAGATTGTTCGTTCTTGCTACGAAGAGATGATGAGCAATCGTAACTGGCCGCATCTTCGTAAGCTTATACAACTAGAATCTCTGGGGGATGTTGATAAGCCTAATTATCTAAAAGCCCCCGATCTTCTTAAAGAGATGGTGTTCTTTAAGTATGATGTACAGAAACTTGGTGCAACCCTTCCTGTATTTGATGATATTAAGTTCAAATATCCAGATGAGTTTCTTAATCTTACAGCTAAGCGCACAGGTGATAATGTACAGCAAGTGGTGGATTTCAGTGGATCAACTCTTTTAATCTATAATGATCGTGCTCCTCAATACTGGACATCTTTTGATGACAAGCATATTGTTACAGATAGTTATGACAACGAAGTAGATGACACACTGAAGAAGTCCAAGACACAAGCTCTTGCTTTTATGTTTCCTTCATGGAGTCACCTAGATAATTTTGTTCCTGATCTTCCAGCAGAAGCATTCTCAGCTCTCATTGAAGAAGCTAAAAGCACAGCATTCTTGACACTTAAGCAGATGGCTAATCAGAAAGCTGAACAGAAAGCTGGCAGACAAAACAGATGGCTGTCTCGTAAAGCTTGGGAATTGAGTGGTGGTGTGAGGTATCAAGATTATGGTCGTAAAGGGCGTAAATGAGATTTGAACACAAAGGTTATTACGTAACCCCTCATCCTCTTTGTCCTAGCTGTTATGTTATTTCTACAGAAGGACGTGGTGGTAAAATCCCTAAAGTGATGGAAGGTTTGTTTAATACCCGAACTATTGCTAACAATGTAATTGATTTGTATGTAGATATTCCCAAAGAGGAACCTGTAAATGACAAAAAAATCCTCAAGAGGGGAGTTTAATAGCTTCGTAAAAGGTCTTGTTACTGAAGCAAGTGTACTTAACTTCCCTGAACAAGCTGCAAGTGATATTAATAACTTTCAATTAAATAGAGACGGCTCTCTTAATAGACGTCCTGGGTTTAGTTTTGAAAACGGATTTGAATATATTGAAACAGGTCTAACACAAGATCAGCTTGATAATGGCTTTTTTTCATCTTACGTGTGGGAAGACCCTGCTGGTCAATCTGGCGAGAAATATCTTGTAATTCAAGCACGGGATATAATTAAGTTTTATAATTTAAATAGTGATATTGTCTCATTAGATGGATTTCTTGGAAGTGTTCCTTTTACCGCAGGTAATAAAAAGCTTAATAAAAGCTCGTATGCATCTGTTGATGGTAAGTTAGTAATTGCTACAGGTGATTATGTTGTTTATCTGGTAGAATATAATTCTACATCACTTTCTTTTTCTATCTCTACTTTCTCTCTTAAAACAAGAGATATTTGGGGTGTATCTGATCCAGATACAGACAATGATCCTTTACTCCGACCTACTACACACAACGTAAATCATATATATAACTTATATAATCAAGGATGGAATGTAGAACGTAAAGTCTCAGGAGGAGCATTTAAAGATGCTTCTGATTTTATATTTACTTCAGGATTATCTAAATACCCTTCTGACTCTGATACGGTATGGTCAGGGATCATCACTATACCTGATGGATCAACTCCTCAAGAAGTTTTTACACTAGATGCATTCAGGGAGAATACAGGGACTACTTCCTCTACCTCTCGTGGTTCTTTTATTATTGATCTCCTTAAAAGGAGTGAGGCAAGACAATTAGCAGTAGAAGCTAACTATAGTAAATATCCATCAATGCTTCTTACAACTTTTACAGCGCCTATAGATTATACAGCTAAGGGATCTTCAGTTGTAAGTGAATATGCTGGTCGTATCTGTTATGCAGGATTTGGTCCTACATACCAAGGTGATGCTAGAAGCCCTGATCTCTCCTCTTATATTGCATTTAGTAGACTTATCCGTAATAAGGATGATTTTAGTAAGTGTTACCAAGAAGGTGATCCAACCTCTCGTGATGCCAGCGATATTGTGGATACAGACGGTGGTCTTATTCGTATTGCAGGGTGTTCTACTATCCGTAAAATGATTCCACAAGGGTCAAACTTAATTGTATTTGCAGATAATGGAATCTGGGCAGTACAAGGTGGTTCTGATTACGGATTCACTGCTACTAACTATAAAGTAGATAAGATTTCTGACTTTGGTATTGTCAGTGCAGATTCAGCAATCACAGATGGATCAAAAGCATATTATTGGGCAGCAGATGGAATTTATGCTATTGGTAAGAGTGAGATTGGAGATCTAGGTCACCAAAACATTTCAGACGTAACCATAGGAACATACTATAGAGAGATACAGAATCTTGATAAAGTGGTTGCTAAGGGTGTGTACGACAAGGTTTCTAAGAATCTTCGTTGGATTTATCCAGAAACAAATGTAACTAGAGAGTTAGTTTTTAGTCTTGACCTGGGTGCTTACTATATCAATACAGTAGAGAATTTAGATAATACATCTATTTCTTTTATTTTCAATAGTTCACCTTTTAGTGCTGAAGATACAGTAGATCAAGTGTTAGTAGGGGTGGATGAGGTTTATTCAGAAACCGATCAAGTATTTATTAATGTACAAGAGATTTCTAATAGCCTCCAGACAGTTAAGTACCTATCAACCATTACAATTGCAGGTGAAGTTAAACTTGCCATTGGTTGGTATAAAGACTCTTCATTTAAAGACTGGAAAAGTGTAAATAATGTTGGAGTAGATGCTAAAGCATATCTTACAACAGGATCAATTACAGCAGGTGATTCTTCTATCCATAAGCAAACCCCTTTATTGGTTATGCATATGAAAAGAACAGAGAATGAGGTTGATGTTAACTATAACCTAATGAATCAATCAGGGTGTCTTGTTCGTACAAGCTGGGATTTTGCTTCAAGCTCTGTCTCAGGTAAAATTAGTCCTCTGTTCCAAGCCTATAGCTATCGTAGACACATTGTACCTTTTGGTGTAGGTGCATTTGATAATGGGTATTCTGTTGTCACCACTCGTAATAAACTACGAGGTCGAGGAAGGGCTCTTTCTATTTATATGGAATCTGAACCTTCTAAGGATTGTAAAATCATTGGATGGAACTTAAGCATAAATGGAAACACAGTCTCATAGGTATGAAGTAAAAGCTGTTGATGAAAATAGTATTACGTGGTTTGTAGAAGTAGCATCTATTAATATGTTGCAAAACGAGCTTTGTAGACCAGAGCTTATTTGCATTCCTACTCTCTACTCCTTAGCCAACAGAGGAATGGAGAGTGGTACAGCTTTCGTAGTGTACTTAAACGACAAGCCTGTTGGAGCTATAGGGGCTTTGATTGTACCTAATTTATTTAATCCTTTAATTACTACACTTGCTGAGGTATTTTGGTACATACTCCCTGAAGCAAGAAATACAAGAGCAGGCTTCTTACTCTTAAAGAGACTTGAAGAAAGAGCTAAAGAAGTTGCTGATGAGCTTACTCTTTCCCTTCTTGCTGCTGGTGATGTTAATATTGATACGTTAGAGAAACGTGGGTTTTATTTTGAAGAACTCGGTTTCAGAAAGAAATTATAATGGCAGCTATATCAACAATAATTGCAGCAGCGGCACTCACTGCTACTGTCTACTCAGTAACAGAGCAAAAGAAGCAAGCAGGTAAACAGGCTGATGCACAGAATAAGATACGTAATGAAGACATTGCTAGTAATAAAGCTAAACAAATGGCTGAACGTAGGCAACAGATTCGTGAAGAGCGAATTAAAAGGTCACGAGTATTAGCTGCTTCTGAAGCATCTGGTACAGTTGGTAGCTCTGGTGAAGCTGGGGCAATTGGTAGCATGAATACACAGCTTGGGTCAAACGTTGGAACAAATCAAAGCATGATTCAGTCAGGGCAACGGGTAAGTGTATTTGCTCAAGATGCTGCAAGTGCTCAGTTGGCGGGACAACAAGCTGGTATGTTTGGTCAACTAGTTAATGCAGCAGCTCCTGTGGCTGGGAGTATTTTTAGCACAAGTCCTAGTACATCCTCTGGTAGTGTATTTGACGCAAGCGCAGAACAGAAACGTCTACAAGGATAAATATGAACGAATTGGAAAACCTGATGGGTGCTGAAACAGCTCCTTTGGATTTGAGTGAGTTGGTAAGTAAACCTAACTATTCACTACAACTTCCTTTAGCTGCTGTTCGTAATAGAGCATCAACCCTCTCTCTTTTCTCTAACGACTCAACAGAGGCTGTGGATAAATTTCAACTGATGATGTCAGAAGGAACGAGTGGATCGTTTGACTATACTAATCATCAGGAAAACCAACTTAGTGAAAAGATTAGTGCTGAAGATAGGGCAACCTACTTGAAGATGTTAGGTGATCCTTCTGTAGGATTTGAACAGAAGCAGCAAATTATTCAATCAATGAAACTAGGTCCTGTTAAAACAGACCCTACTTCAGGACTTGCTAATGAGCTTCTTATCCAGCCTAGTAAAGGAGAGTCTCCTGAGAATGAAAATGCTCGTGTTAGTGTGGCTGATGCTATTGGAGAAGTTTACAAAGCCAATCAAACTATCCAAGGATTGGTTAATTCTCATGCTGCCAGTTTAGACAGTTCCACTCCCGGAGCTATTCTGGATATGACAGAGCTTTGGGTTGCTCCTTTTGGTAACAGCATGGCTGTCTCAACACTTGCAGGAGGGATTGAACAGAACGCTTCTCTTTGGAAACGAGTAAAGAGCTTCTTCCTCCCAGGTACTGAAATTGCAGATGTACGTAAAGAACTGGAAAACCTTCCTCCTCAGGAACGTGTAGCATTTGCTCAGTCAATTATCAGTACTATATCTGGTAACCCTAACTTCGTATTTGCTGGTAAGAATCAGTTTGCAGAGTATGAAAAGGCTGTACAGATTTTTAGGGAAGGTGGTTACTCTAGTATAGAAGAGTTTATTGATAATACTTCTGTGCTACTTGATGTTATTGGGCTAGGAGCTGCTGTGCGAGGCTTCACAAAGGGCTTTAAAGGGGTTGTAGCAGCTTCTCAGACACCTACTGGTATTAGTGTACCTCCTGCTGGAAAAACAGCTCCTACGGTCTCTAAAGAGGTTGTCACTGAAGCTCCTTCTCCTACAGATTTTAAATACACTATTCGTGAAAAGACAACAGAAGAAGTTGTATCTGATGTAAGTGGATATAATGCTAAATCTGTCAATAAGCTTGAAGCTGAACGAGCAACTCTTATGGAAGACCTCGGTAAGGCTCTTGAGCCAGGGGATGTTCGTAATCTGGAAACTGAACGTAAGGCTATTGAACTTCGTCGTATTACAGATACTAATACTCTTGCTAAAGACATTCAAGGCTCTCTTGGAATCACTTCTAAAGAAGCTAAGAAAAGAGCTGTTAAGCAAGCTGAAGAAGCTAATGCTGATGTAGAAGCTTCTCTCCAACGTATTGACAACCAACTGGAAGGTAATAAGCTTGCAGCTAAAGCCAATCAGAAGATTGCAGATATTGATAAGGATTTGGAAGTTCTTCGTAAACAAGTAACTGTTCCTAGTCGTCTTACTCCTATTGCAGATATTATCAAACGCCTAGAGGTCAATGGTGTTGTTCGTATTGAACACCCTGTATCTCCTCACGCTACAGCTAAACAAGTTAATCCTGAGAAAGCAAGGGAGTTGTTTGAAACTATTGTCAAATCAGATTCAGACGAAGTAGCTCAAGCTTTGACAGGCGTTAAGCGTGAACAAGCTATTGTTAATGATGCCTATCCACAAGCTGTTACAAGCACTGGTCATGTTGTAGCACAACCTACAGATATTCAGCGTAACCTTCGTATCAAGGACATGATTCCAGAGAAGACCAAAGACTACATCTGGTCTACTGGCCGTGTAGATATTACTGATGCTGAACGAGTAGCTGCTAGGGCACACGTTGTACGTAAGTTTGAAGATGCTGAAGGTATTACGCTTGAGCCATCTATGAGCAGCTTTACTGAGGACGGTGGACGTATCAAGATTGGAGCAATGTATGGATTGCCTGAAGGAGCCTTTGCTAATGGTGTAGATGCTATTAACCAAGCTAAAGCAGCTCTTCGTCACATGAATCTTACGGATGACGAACTTATCTTGATGAAACGAGAAGGACGAGATTACGTACCAGTTAGTATTGAAGAAGGGAATACTCCCGGAAGTTATTACGTTAAAGTAGAGACTTCTCACGAAATTGATCCTACTGACATTACTAACTTTGATAAGTTTGGTGTACGGTTTAACTTCTTTGATAGAATTGCACAGTCAATCAGCGGTACAGCAGGTAGCTTACAAAGGCACATCATGGATGCTGCTTCAATGCTTGATAAACGTCTGACAGGAGCTGCTTCAACAGCTACAGACAGAGGTTCTAAACTCGAACAGTATTTGCTTGAAGAAGCAAGTAAGTATTCTGATAAGTATAGTCACCTTGATAACGTCGAGAAGGGTGCTGTAGACAAGTATATCCTTGAAGCTAATAAGAACGAATGGGCTCTTGATGTTGTAGATTTAGTAGCTCGTGGGTTTAATAATAAACAGATTGATGCTCTTGTATCTTGGAGAGAGTTCTGGGATGGTCATTATTATCTAGAAAATCTTGATTTAGTACGTACATTACGTGTACAGAAATACCAGAAACTAGATACATCTAACACTTCTGTCTTTGCTCGTCCTGTAACTAAGAACATGAGTAATAACTACGTGTACGATCCAGAGACAGATATGGTGCTGTCCTTAACTAAACAAGGTATGGATGACCTGTATGACAACGGAGGCACCGTAGCTAAGCTACGTCGTCCTTCAGAGTTTAATGGAGAAACTATAGAATACATTGCTGTTAAGAATAATGCTAATTCTTACCTAAAAGATATTAGAGACCATGACATGGCTCTTAATTATCGAGATGGCTATTATAACATTCAATACTCAGCTCCTCGCTTTGTAGATGAGATTATTGTTGATAAGAGTGGAAAAGAGATTCGTAGAGCAGTTGCTGTAGCAGGGGACACTCCTGAAGCACAGCGGTTTGCTTCTCGTATGTCTACTAATTCACTCAACGGTGAACGATATGAAGTCAGGGCTGATGATCGTGCTTTACGTACAGGATCAGACGATTGGTTTGATGTTAACTCAGCTAAGGGTCGTATTGCTCAAAGGAATCGTGGGAAGCTTCTAGAAGACGGGTCAGGTATGAATCATCTTGGTGATGGTTCCTACATTGTCGATCCTGTCTCTTCTGCCATCCATGCAGCTAAGAGTATTGCAGGGCGTACAGTTAACCGTCCTATGCTTGAAACAGCTAAGGCTCGGTTTGTAAGCCAGTATGGTGATTTCTTGACAGCTAAAGAAGGTATTAAACACTTTCCTTCATCTGTTGATGAAATTGGTGCTAAGGGTATGCAGTTTACTAAAGATGTAGCAGATGCCCGTACTACTTTTGAATATATTCGTTATTTAGAGAATGGATATATTAACAGTGTTGACAACTTCTTTAAAGCAATGATGCACACTCTCTCAGGGGCTGTAGGTTCCTTAGGAGCTAAGCATAATATTAAAGGAGCTGCTGCTGTTGAACGAGGTGCTGAATATATCTCTTCTATTAACCCAATGGGTTTAGGTAAGAACGGTGTGTTTCACGCATACATTGGTACTAATTTCCTTCGTCAACTAATTGTACAACCTCATCAAGTTGTTCGTACTTGGTTCTATAACCCTGTAGGGGCTCTTAGTGGATCAACTACTAAATACAGTATGGAGTACGTTGCTGGCTTGCTGGATATTGGAAGGAAAACTGATTTCTTTAAGTTTGTAGATGAGAGTGGTGTAGCTTCAGCCATTGATAAACAAAACTTGGTAAGAGGAAGTCTTACAGATGCTGCTGATAATAGCAACAAAGTTGTTAAAGCAGTAGGTAAAGTTCTTAACGTACCTCGTAGGATTGGCTTTGATACAGGCGAACACGCTAATATGGTTGGTCACATGGCTTCTGTTTACGACAGATATAAAAGAGCTGGTAAGGATTTGTCTAATAAAGTTGTACGAGAAGAAGCCCATGCAGAAGCTCGTGCCCTAAGCTATGACATGAACTTTGCTGGTGACATGCCTTATAACCAAAACTTTGCTGGATTGGTTATGCAGTTTATGCAAGTTCCACACAAAGCACTTCTTCAACTAACGAATAATAGAATTCCTTTCAAACAACGTATGCAGCTTCTTGCTGGAGACTTAGTGTTCTGGGGACCTCCTACGTTACTAGTCAGTGAACTTCTTGGTGGAGATATTCTACCTGAAGATAAGGAAACACGGGAAGCTGTTGTATATGGTATGGAGAGTTTGATTCTTAATCAGATGTTTCGTAACATGACAAGAGATGAAGACACTAACATTGACTTTACTTCGTTGGCTCCTTACGATATGACAGGTTGGGGTGAGATGTTTAAAGCTGTTCTCGAAGAAGGAACGCTTGGCATTATCTCTAATAGTCCAGCAGGTCAGTTGTACTCTCCAGATGGGAAAGTCTCTAAGTTTGTTCAAAGCACTCTTCGTTTCTTTGGTATGCAGGAAGATATTGAGGAAACCCCTGAGCAATTCCAAAGCGTTGTTACAGAGCTTCTGAGTATCTCTTCTGGATTCTCTAGTGGGATGAAATCCTATTTGGCTCTTAAGACAGGTGAACGGTATGATAAGTATGGTCAAGAAATTGATACATCTACTAATCGTGCAGAGGCTGTTCTAGAGGCTTTCGGGTTTACTGATGCTACACGTAGGGATTTATTTTTAGCTTCTCGTAAAGCTCGCAAGAACATTAAAGAGCATACGGACGAAGTTACTAATGATGTTAAGTTTATCTTGGATCACGTAACTAAGCGATTAGAAGGTGGTAATGCTGATGAGCGTACAATTGAAACATTGAAACGTACGACAGCATATGCACTTTCTAAGTATAAGCTTGATCCAGAAGCACAATCCATTTTTCAGAAACAACTTACTTTACGTATGCGCAATCCTAATGATGGTCTTTTGTATTCTGTTATGAAAGCAAGTGGACTTCCCACAGGAGATAGTATTAAAGACTCTATTCGTTTATCTTCAGCAACTGAGGAGCAGAAACAACAACTCATTCAGCGAATTGAAGATATTGGAAAACTAAGACAAGGTGAATAAATTGGCAGAGTTTGGAATTAAAGCAACAGAGCTATCATCCCCACAAGGGGCAGGTAGCTCTCCTGTCTCTCCTGTTCAGGTAGATGATACAGGTTGGATGAAGACAGTAGGTGAAGGATTAAATATCTTTGCCAAAGGGCTAGGAATTAAAGAGAAAGAAGAAGCTGGGAAGCAGGAATCTACTATCATTAATTCCTACTCTCGTAAACTTTCTGAGATTAATAGTGCTCTTTCCACAGGGCAGATTACAGCAGCAGAAGCTGGTATGCGAAGTCGAGCTATTAGTAATGAGTATATGGGGGGTTATGGTGAACTGGCTGAAAAACTTAGCAAAGTTTCTAAAGCTTTTGCAGGTTCTACTGAGCTTGGTACTGCCGAGAAAGAAATAGAGACAGCAGCTACTCTTTACAATAAAGCTCTTACTGACACTCAGAGTGCAGGTTATCCTATTTATGACTGGATGACCAAATCTCAGAAAGACTCAGCTATTAGGGCTTACCAAACAGGCGTACAAGCTGATAAGGAATTCTCTCGTTTAGCAGCTAAGACTGCTGAAGATAGAGCATCTGGTAAATACAATCAGGATGTCTCTGATCGAGAGAAGAAAGACTTTTCTATTCGTTTGATCGGTGACATTGTGGGAACTAACTTTGAAGCTTCTTACGACCAAGTGAATAGCCTATCTGCTGGTGTATCTTCTGGTAAAATTACCCCAGAAGAAGCTCAGATGGAATGGGCTAGGAAGATGGGACGTATTAATTCTCAGATTCAACTCGTATCTGGAACTAACCCGGAGCTTGCCTCCCCCTACCGTTCCCTGTTTGCAAATTTAGAAACACTTGGAAAAGACCTTCTTGATCCTGCTAAAACCAGTGACAAGCTTAAGTCTGAAATTGATTTACTACAGAACCAAGCTAAGCTTTTAATCCTTCAGCAGCCCGGAGCAGCTAATGTAATTGCAGCTTCTCAGTTGTTTGGTCAGAATGCTCAGGTTGCTCTCGGAAGTTCTCCTACAGTTGCTAAAGTTATTACTAACATTATTAGTAATCCCGTAGACAGTCCTTCAGCTAAAGAGCAAGTGATTGGTAACCCTGAAGTTCAGAAAGACACGTTTAAGTTCTTGAGTAAATCTCTTAAGGATTTAAATTCTGGTAAATTCAAAGATAATGTAAAAGCTAATGAAGAAGCAACCAATGGAGTTAATAATATTCTCCAACAGGTTGGTGACTCTCTTGGACGAAGAGGAGTAACAGCTACTTACTTAAAAGACTCTGCTTCTTTCTTTGCTTCTCCTGAGTTTGGTCAATATGTAACTACAGCTAAGATCGATAATGAAGCTCTTGCTGGCGCTACTAAGACATTCCAAGTACAATATCAGAACGAAGTAATTACAGGTGTTGATAAAGAAGTTCAACGTGTATTTACTACAATTGATAAGTTTGGTTCTAAGTCAGCTCTTGACATTGCTGCTGAAGCTAAAGCTAAGGGTGGCCCTGTTAAAGAAGTTTCTGTACAAAAACAGACAGAAGCAGAGTTTGACGTATCTAAGGTGGTGCCTACATTCACAGGAGCAGGTGTTGCTTTCTCATATGCAAACCCTTCAAGCAACCCCGCTACAGCTCGTCAAGAAAGAGAAATATTAGGTCAACTAAAAATATCTCAGACAGCTCTTACACAACTTGTGCATATTGGAGCACACATGGAAGGAACAACTAATTATTCTAAATTTTGGGAAGAAAATAAACATGTTCTCCTTCCTCGTTTCTTCTCTAAGTATGAGGGATTGGAGATTGGTCAAGTGGTCAATGGTAAGCGTTATTCTGGGGGTGATGCTAATAACCCCAGTAACTGGAAGTAATATGGCAGAACAGGAAACTAAGGCAGAGATGCCTTGGGAGAAGAGCTGGATCATGAAGAAGGTCCAGCCTCTTGTTGATGCTGTAGCAGATGCTAAGAATGGGACAATGCCTTGGGAACGGCAATGGAAAGAGAGGGCTACACAGCCTTCTTTGAAGACCCTTGATCCAGTCAAGAGTGCACCTGTTATGAGTAAAGAAGACTACTTCTCTACACTAGCTAAAGTGGAGAGTGGAGGTAATGCTAAAGCATCTGCCAGTACAAGCTCTGCCGTCGGGTTATATCAATTCACCGAGGGAACTTGGAGTGATATGACCAAGAAGATGGGTGTTAGCTATTCGCTTGCAGATCGTACAGACCCTAAAAAATCAAGGCATGTAGTTGAAGCGTTCACAGCTAAGAATGAAGCAAAGGCTACTCGTGATTTAGGGAGGGCTCCTGAAAATCATGAGCTTTATATGTACCATTTACTTGGTAGTGCAAAGGATATTCTTACAGCTCCTCTTACAGAACCTGCTGCTGATTATGTACAGGCGCAACAGGCAAGGGCAAATAAGAATGTATTTTTTACAGAAGATGGAAAACCACGATCTGTAAAGGAAGTCTTAACAATGTTTAAGAGGAAGTTTCAGTAATGCCAGCAAAAGGGAAATATTCAAAATCAGCTACAGAGGACTCTATTCGTCAACGTAAGTATAACTCTAAGCCTTCTAGTAAGAAGGATAGAGCTTCTCGTAACTCTGCTCGTAGTGAAGCTATGAAGGATGGTAAGGTACGAAAGGGTGATGGCCTCGACATCGACCACAAAGACTCAAACCCACGTAATAACAAGAAGAGTAACACCCAAGTGATGTCTGCCAGTAAGAACAGAGCACTTAACCAGTTTGATAAAAGGAAAAAGAAATAATGGCAATTGAACCTAAAGGCCCAGGTGGTGTAGGTAGTTCATATGGAACTCGTACAACTATCCCAGCTCCCCAGATTGACTCAGCAAATGAGCTACGTCCTAATTACACAGAATTTTCTCAAGGAGAAGGCTTTCCTGTAGTTGCACAAACTAATCCTCTCACCGGGGTGGTTGAAATTTTAGACCCGGAAACAGGGTTGCCTATTTCCTTGGGAGGCGGGGATGTCGCTACCGAGTCTGGGTGGGTGAACTTTGTTACGGGGACTGCATCACCGCGCGACATGCTGACAGCTGCTGGGGACACGACAGCCACATCTATGATGTCAAAAGAAGCGCATATCTCTCGCGCCGCTGTTACGTCACTCAAGATTGTGGTGCCAAACTACTACTTTAACGGAGCGTCTGGGGACTCTGCGCCGGGAGATGCAACCGCAACTTGCACCGCATCGATTGAATACCCCGCTGGCACTTACACGCAGGTAAGGTTCGGCGGTGATATTACTGGCCCTCTGCCGAACGGCGGGCTGCTTACGTCAGATGATGTTGCGGTAACAATCCCAAATGCAACAACCTTCTGGGTGCGGATTTATAGGGCAGGATTCACCGCTGGTAAAGTCCCGTTTATAAATGGTGGAAATAGCACGATGGGTGACATAGCCAACTACGGCACATCGGTAACTGACATGACGATGGGGGGCGTGATTGGCAGTAGCGGAAGCCCAAAATTCCGCTGTGCAGCAATCATCTCAAAAGTAGCAGGCGTGAAAAGCTACCTACTGCTGGGGGACTCACGGGTGATGGGTACGGGCGAAACTTACAGCCCTACAAACATGGATTTCGGCATACTGGCCCGAGGAATTGGACCCTACGCGGCCTACTGCAACATCGGAACCGGGAGCGACCGATCAGACTGGTTTGTGTCAAATAGTGTTATGCGCCGTCAGTTGGCTCAATACTGCACGCACGCTGTGGGCGCTTATGGGGTTAACGACCTTGGGGCAGGGCGTACCCCAGCGGCTATCGTCGCATCTATCCAAGCCATGCGCGGACTGTTCCCATCACTTCCTTTTTACCAAAGTACCATTCATGCAGCTACCAACGCAGGAAATACAGCGGCGCTGTCATACGAAGCAAACCGGGTGGCGCTTAACGACTTGATCCGCTCAGGCATCAGCGGGCTGTATGGGTGGGTGGAAGGGGCTGACCCCGTTGAATCAGCGAGAGACTCCGGGCTGTTTGCATCATCGACGTATACAACGGACGGCCTGCATATGTCTCAAGCGGGATACCTTGCGCTGGCAAAAAGCGGGAAAATATTGCCGCAACTGATGCCGTAACCTAATCCCCTCACCGGGGGGAGTGATTTATCAACCGACGTGGCGACACTGAAATTACCTGCTGGTGTGACAGATTTGACATCAGGGGTAAGCGGTGGCGCTGTGACGCACAAAGCGCGCATGTCACTTCCGGCAAACATGGCAACCGCTGGCTATGGTCAGCTTGGGTTTGATACCACTGGTGCATTGCTCGCAACCCCTGTTTTAGGCGTATTGGAGGCAGTCGGTGACGTGCTCTATTACACGACAAGCACGGGTCGAAAGACTGTGACACTAGTCTAAATCTAATCCCCTCATCACAATGATTCAAAAACAACCTATCTGTTTAAGGTGGGTTAACTCTTAAGGAATTAAATGGCAAGTTCTAAACTAGCTCGTCAACGTCAAGTTGTTGAACCTATTCGTGGCTTTATAAGTGTAGAGCCTAAGAATTTAGCTCAGCAGCTCTATCTTGAAGCTATTCAAGAGAATGATGTTGTGTTTGGTGTTGGTAGTGCAGGCACAGGGAAAACCTATGTTGCAGCTTCATACGCAGCGGAGAAGCTTTTCTACAGGGAGATAGGGCAAGTGATTGTCACTAGACCTAATGTTGAGGCGTCACGTTCTATGGGGTTTCTCCCTGGTGAGCTTGAAGAGAAATATGCTCCTTATCTGGAGCCTTTTGATGGAGTGTTTGAGAGAGCTTTTGGTAAGTCTATGTATGAGCTGCTCAAGAAGCGAGGACAAATTGCTCCTAAGCCTTTAGGCTTTATGCGAGGAGCTACATTTGATAATGCTATTGTCCTTGTAGATGAATGTCAGAATATGACTGAACGAGAGTTTAAACTTATTCTTACACGAGTTGGAGAAGGAACTAAAATCATCTTCTCTGGGGATAGTAAACAGGTAGACATTCCAGACTCTGGACTGAATAGTACGATTGATCGGTTGAAGAGGATTCCTGGAATCTTTACAGTGGAGTTTACTCCTCATGACATTGTTCGTAGTAGGTTGTGTAAAGAAATTATTATGGAGTATGAGCGTTAATATGGCAACAAGCAAAGCAATGAAAGAAGGCATGAAAGAGAAAAAGACTGGTAAGTCTGGTTCTAAGATGCACGAGAAAAAAGAAACTAAATCATATAAAAAGGCTGAAAAGAAAGGCATGGGTAAGAAAGGTGCCTGTTAATAAGTCTAAAATGGATGCTATGAAAAAGCAATATGGCGCTAAGAAGGCTAAAGAAGTCTATTACGCTATGGAGAATAAAGCTAAATCTTCTAGTAAGAAAAAGAAGAAGTAGAAACGAAGAAACCCTTAGACGACTTGGAGCAATCCTTGGTATCTAAGGGTTTTTTTGTTTCTAAGTTAATGTATTAGCAATGTACTCAAATATATTATATGCTATTGGGTTTTTTATTTTGAAATAGTAATGGTGGACATTACCTAATGGTGTTGTCCATTCTAAATTATCTACTTTATTATTAGTTGGATCATTGTCTTTATGATTTACAACATTACACCCTTCAATTTTAGGAATGAATGCATTAGCCACCAGTCGATGCACGCTGCACTTCTTTATAGCACCATTAATACGTAAATCTACTCTCTGATGAAGAGAGCCACTAGAAGTGTACGTTTTCATCACTTTTTCTTTACGTGAATTCCCGTTACCGTGAGATATTACTACTCCTTCATCAGAGATAGAATATTGACCATCAGAATCATCAATTTCTTTAAACACAAAAAACCCCTTTTTGAAAAGATACAACTACTATACTTTAGTAAGTAGTGTTTCTCGACTAGAAGGGGTTTCTTTTTGCCTATTTATTATCGAACAGGACATGCTCCAGAAGAGCAGTCATCTTCAATAGGAGCATCAATGTCGTTGGCTTGCTCTAGGTCAATAGGTTGAATGAGGGATACATATTCCTCAAATCTACTCTTCATAACTACTTCTTGAGGGAGGTATTTATATCCAAGATCTTTGGCTGCTTTGGTGGGATCAGCCCGAAATAGGAAAGAGACTCCAACATAATTATCCCAGTTAGTATATAACCAGTCCACAATTTCATTAACTTCCTCCACAGAATAAGAGATAGTAGCTGATACATTCTGTTGACACCAGTTTGTCATAAGTAATTTGTAACGATCTAGTTGTGTGATAGCACTCTCTGAGTTAACCTCCAGCACTTCTCCATCCTTTTCAAACTTGTCAAAAGGTACTTCATCCCATTTAACAGGGAAGGTAATTAAAACAGAGGAAGGGTCAGTGGGGTTATCTACAACTTTATACCCTGCTGAGCGACAAAGGGGTACAAGTGGATCAAACTTACCAAAGTTAACATTGTTAAAAATATATTTACCCAAGGGTTTGTGCATTCCCTCTGTAGTATCCATAATCTTACTTAATGTCCCAGATGGTTTAATCGTAGTTACATTTTTTGGACGGGGTGTCCCGAGTTCATCAGCCATACAATAAGCTGCTGAAGTCGCTGTACGTTGAAGTTCTTGGTAGTCGTACTCTCGAAGGTCTGGCCGTTGTACGATACCTGTAAGACCGACTCCACAAAGTCTGAGGAATTGATTATTAAGGTGCCAGGCTTCTTGGAGAACTCCATCCAATAGATTGACACAGGTTTGTCTATAGTTGGCTCGTGCGGCAATATAAACTGCTCTACGAAGTCCTGAAGAGTTACCTTTGAATTTTGCAATGTCTACCTCACTTAGGTTACAGAATGATTTATTTCCAAGAAGGATTTCAGCGCACGGATTTACGCCCTTAAACCAAGGCGCTCTTTTTCTTGCAGCTACCCCATTAATGAACCCAGGCTCACTTCCACCTGAATCAACCATTAGCTTAAATATACCTTTAAGGTTTTCCTTACTAGGTTTCAAGTTAAACACAAGACTGTTATTTGACTGGGCTCGTTGTATATTCTTATCCCACCATTGATTCTTAGCTACAGAAAACTCTTCCCATTCATCTTCCCCATACTCAAATAAAGCAATTTCTGCAGAACGACGAGAGGAGAGAACAGTACCAAGCCAGTTAACAATGTCAAGAATGTCAATCCGGCTAAGCAAGCTTCCAGAACGCCTGTTAAGGATAGTAAAGATTGAACTATATGCTTTACTAATTGATTCATCACCGCTACTAATCCATCCATACCCCTTAAGCCTTTCTCCTGCTGGCCTGATTTGAGAGAAGTCAAGCACAAGCTTGGTAGCTGGAAATTTATGAGCTATTAGTTTTCCAATAGATTTACTCCAAGCTTCTGCTGAATCACCAATAGAGATGGTCCACACCCCTGTTGATTCATCATATGTTTCGCTATTGGATTGATTACCCTCCCTATCTTTACGACTAGAGCGAACTATTTCCAGTTCTTCAATGGGTTTTTGAAACCCTGTAAGCTGACCTACAATAGGACGAAATCCAACACCACACCCTTGCATTAAAAGCCAGAGTACATCAACTACATCATACACAGTCTCTACATTGGTAAAACTGCAATTAAACTGACTAGCTTCCCTTCGTTTAGCTACTTCTGTACCCCCAAGCCAGAGAGTACGACCAGAAAGAAGAACCTTACGATCAAGCATGAGTTGTTTAAGTTCATTCAGCTCTTCAAACGCTATATCACTACCTTCAGTGTGACCTAGAGCACGATCCCACAGCCATTTCTGATGACCAATAACACGATCTACAGTTTGTTCAAATGTTTCAAACTGTGTCCCTTCTTCATTCAAGGGCCTATTGTATGTTCGTCGAGCAATTAACTGTGCTCGGAGAGATGGTTTATTTAGTTCTGTCATATATTACCGATAATCCCCTGACCCCTGAAGAGTGTTATTTGCTTTTCGTTTATAAAGCTTCATGATATTACTATTAGCAATATCAGAAAGTGTCCATCCATTATCTGTTGCAATGGCTGCTAGGAACCAAAATACATCTCCTAACTCTTTCTTTAGTAACAGACTGTGATCAGGTTTCTCACCATCCCTACGAGCTTTGGCAAGGAGGGAGAAAAGCTCCCCTACCTCACCAACCAACCCGTCTAGAGCATATCGATCATCTGCTGAGTCAAGCCTAACACCCATTGCAGCCGCTTGATAATCATTCAGTAAATACACCATACCCCATTTATTATCCATATTTCTTTTCCAAGTAAGTTAATGAAACCGGCATAATGTCAAATTGACCATCATTAACTTCATGTAACATCAAGCATCCACGCCAGTGCTTATTTGACTGAGGTCCCATATAATCCTCATCATGCTCGTAACATGAGCCTGCAATAATTGACGTAAGTCGCTTACCATCAGCACGATGGGCTGTAGCAATTTGAAGCCCTTGCATATGTCCAGCAATACATGACATGTGTTTCTTATTCAACTGAGCGCTTGCTGAAGAAGCTGGCCGCCCCATTACGCCTGATGTAAAGTAGTGACTATAAGCAATACCGTCAATCACAACTACATCAAGAAACGGATATACTTCCCACCCTAGTTTTTCATACTCTAAGTCCTGATCACTAATTACCCCTTCGATTTTAGGGTCATTGTCAATAGCTCGTTGAATACGATTTTCATGATTACCAAGGGTCATTACCATACGAGGATTGTATGTTTTCTTCTTATTCTTAGTTTGTTGACGATTATAAATATGTAGAGGAAGCATAAGCTGAAACATAGCATCATGAGCAGCTTTAATGTCATCTACATACCTACGTCCTTCAAACTGCCTCTTACCTACGTCATATGAGCTAAGAGAAGGCATGTCTGCAAAATCCCCTAGGCATACAATTACTTCAGGTTGTTTATCTACAATGTATTGACCAATCCTATTAAGGAAAGTGAAATCATTTCCAGGCTTTGCTTGGACATCTGGTAGGACGAAGTGTTTAGTCATTTAAATTCCTTTAGGGATTTAATCATCTTGTTCTTCCTCATCATCATACTCCTCAGGAATATAAGGAGTAACAATGACAGTTTCTTTCTTAAGGTCTGACATTACATTAATCATATGTTGTGTCCCTTTAGACTTACCATCCCAGAAAGCAATAAGCCCATCAGCATATTTTCCCATATCAGCATTACGTTTAAACCCTGCTCGTTTACCTAGCGTCTTCCAATCAGCAGGAAACCGCTTAACATCAATATTATTACTATAAGCCCAAAGTTCCCCGTATTTATCAACTCCAATAGCACTCCCTGAAACTACTTCTTCAGTTTCTAAGGGATCAACTAATTCGTCAAGAACACTTGAAACTTGTTCTTGAGTAAACCCTGACCTACTCCCTGCTACAATAAGTTTCATTTATTCTCCATCAGGGCTTGATAAGAAATTGGAAATAACTGTTCTACATATTTACTAAGTTGCTTAGCTACTTCTTGTGTCTCTTGTTGAGTATGAGGATCAAGACGAAGTTTAAGCATCTTAACGAAAGCAAACAATGTACCACTCCAAATCCAAGAGGTCATCATGTTTTGAGGTAAAATCATACGAGCTTGTTCAGGGGCTATATTCATGCTTAGTAGCTCTTCATAAAGCTGTTTGGACTCCTCAGTAAAAATATTACACCTATCAACAACATACATATTATTATAAATAATATCTCCACTTCCTTGTTTGATACTTTCTTGTGGACGACTTCTCCATTCTTTAGGGACATAAAATTCTACTTCTTCATCTACATACCTTCGACTCACTTCATTCCAAGGAAGGTACTCGTGCTTCACAAGCTGCCTGGCACAAAAGAGTGGAGCCTTTACACGAAAGGAAAGAAAGGCGTGGTTAAAAGGAGATTTATGATTGTGTTTAGCTAGGTATTGGATTAGTTTAGTATCTTTTTCAGAGAGAACACTTTCTTTCTTACTCTCTCTGTTAAAGCTAACTCTTGCTGCATTAACTACAGAAATGTCCGACCCGCAATGGTCAATGTATTCTACAGTAATATCAGATGACTTCATTTATTTACCATCCCGTTCATAAATAGCTTGACGAAGGTAAACAACTAGGTCTAGAGCTTCTTCGTAAGCATCTTTCAAAGCGTCACGTCCATTAAAAGGTTGGAGAGGTGTTCCATATTTTTTTACACCCATGTGGTTACGATTAACACAGTCAATTAACACTTTATTCCACATAATAGGTTGATCATTTTTAATAGGGTCTGGTTGACCCCATTGTTGATTCTCAGGAAAGACAGGGTCTTTGACTAAGCCTTGTTCCATAGCCCGTCTTTCATATGCAGCATCAAGGCTGCTGAGTTTGTGGGTTAACAATTAAAAATCCTTTATCAGTCATAAATTTAGCAAAGGCTACAGAAGCTTCTTTACGCTCTTCTACAGGGATTGAAGAGAAGTAACCCATTAATAATGCAGCTCCTTTAGGGGTTATTTTCTTATCTTCAGTTAGGTGATCTTCAGCTATATTAGAAAGTACTACACCACGATTACGTGTACGTAAGACTTGCCCTTGATCATTGAAAAGGGAATATCCACGGTAATTATTTTGTTCCATTAATTCTTTCGTTCTTGTTGGCTTTTAATTTTATGACATGGAACACATAGGACTTGTAGATTATCTGTCTCACAGAATAACTCGTTAATGAAGTCATCCCATGTCCTGTCCTTTCCCATAGGCTTTATATGATCGACTTGGACTGACTTAGCAACAAATTCACCGCCGCAATGATTGCATTTAAAATGCTGGGCAATTCTGCCTGAAGCTGGGTTAACTCGTTTATCTGTTCTTGCATTTGCCAAAGCTTGATATTTAGGAGGCCAACGTCTACTACCAGAGCGAAGCAGACTAGTGATAAAGCTATTAAACCTACCTTGGGTCCATTGAGAGCCATTCCATACCTCACGTTTCATTCAAGTTCGTCTTTAATAACCATCCATCCAGAGAAAATAGCAGCTGTAGTAAACAACAAGCTAATCCAGATATTTTCTACTAAGGTACTCATAATCAGAGCACCCCAGAAATCAATAGTCCATGTGTTGTATTTATTCACTTGGAAAACTCCATAATATAGGAGAGCCATCTTCGTTAAGCTCTCTAGTCATCCATAACAATCTACCAGACTCTAAGAGATATTCATCTCCAAAATCCCCGTAGAGGCCCTTATAAGCCTCTCTGACACGATTAAAAGCCTCTAGGTATGTCTTACTACCTTCTAAGATTTTAAAGGCTCCTACAGCTCCTGTTCTTTCTAATCCAAGTATCGAATCAGTTGCATCACCTGTGAGTAGCTGTGAGCAGAAAAACAGTAAACCCTCACCTTTGATGGATTTTCTGTTATTAGACAATCGGATTGATCCATCACCCTCCACAAACAACGGGCCAACTTGTGGCTGATTACCCAACTCCCAACCAAACTGCCAACCCGATACACTTCGCAAGTCTTTGTCTCTTGTACAGATGATTGTCCCTGTTCCTCGTTTGGTTTGCTCAATTGACATGAGGTCGTCGGCTTCAAGTCCCTCTTGTATTCTACAGTCGTACACGGCTTGCATGTAGGCTGTGAGGTTCTTGAAGTGCCAAGGCTTTTTTCCAGCTCTTGTTTTATACGGCTGGCGTTTAGCAATGTCATTGCGGAAATTGCTCTTTCCTGTAAGGAAAAGGATTGGGGGTTCTGTAGCATTTGTGATAGCACATATGTGGTTAATCTTATTTGTCAAAAGCTCCTGTACATACTCCCAAGGAGGAAAGCCAGGGTGTTGCCACCCGGCTTCAGCAGCATAGCCGCATTCATAGCGTAAAATATCTCCGTCTAAAAGAGGCTGCATATTTAATAAGGAGCGTCTTCGTCAACCTCTTCTTTAACTACTCGTGTAACTTTAAGAGGCTTAACAGGCTCATCCTTACCACCAAGAAGCTTATCAAGAGCACTTCCTTTGAACTCTAGATTGGCTTTAATCTTGTCACGAAGCCATTCAGGAAGAGCGTTAAACACGTCAATGCTAGGCTTATCCAAATCAAACAGCTTAGGAGGGTTCTTCAGAGTAGGACATTTATCAACGTCCTTAGGACGCATAGGAGAGATTGTAGCTACATTATCATACACTTTCTCCCCTACAGCGTTGTTAACGATTGTGACGTTAATAGGAGACTCAATAAGAGCTGCGAAGTCGCCACCGTGCTCTTCTGTAGGATCAAAAGCTTTATATCGCTGAGTGCTCTTAGCCTTGTCAGCATACAAGCCAAAGAATGGAAGAGTTTCTGAAATCCAACGAGGCTTGTCCTCCAGTTCCTCACCTTTCTCATCAAGCATGAAACAATCAACCAACTCGTAGGTCAGCATTATTTCTCTAGCCGGAGGCTTATCTTTACCTTGATAAGGACGCTGTGCTTGCAGTCCAAGGTCTAAGATTTGAACAAGACGAGCTGGATAGGTTCCTGGCTCAATGTTAGCTTGAGGGATGAAATTCCCCTTGGGGGCGCCTTTGGGTGCAATTAAAGCCAATTGATTACTCCTGTGTAAAAATAACTTCGTCAACGCGATCAGATGGGTAGATGTACATAACACCATTCTTCATCTGAACTCCAATAAAACCACTACCTAGTTGGTAGCCAATAATGTCATAAAACACTTTCGATTCTGGAACTCCTCGAAAGTAAATTTCAATTTTCTGTGTAGCTTCTTCCATATTTCCTTTAATGTGTTTCGTACCAGTTCTTACCAATTTCAGACTCCCCTGCATGAGGGCAAGTGATATTAAAATGCTCTCCTGCAGCTTTAATAGCCCACCTACAAACCTCCCCTACTTCTTCAGCTATTTCTTCACGACACTCTATCTGAATCTCATCGTGAACCCACCCTACAATGCCGAAATCAACACCCCAAGTAAATCGCTTACTTAACTCTGTGAATGTTAAACAATAAGCTTTCGACATGTGCAGGGCTTCATCTGATTGTAACAGATAAACGAGCAACTGATGCTCTGATGTAACCCTAATCGGTCTTCCATCTAAACCTGTTATGTACCCATCATAATACTCCATCTTATTAAACTTAGGATTGAATCTCTGCCTAGCTGTTTCTCTCCATTCTTTCGTTATTCGTTCAACAAGAGCACCAAGGCCGTCCAGCCCACGATACAGCTTACTTCGCAAATCAGCACCACTACCAACAGGTTTCTTAGCAGTCTTTGCCAGTTTGACATCACCTCCTCCAAATAAGAGACAATTACCTGTGATTGTAATTGTATTACCTTGCCGGATAACGAAAGACTCATTATCTGTAGACAGGCACCAAACTTTCTGTACAGGGTGTACCTCCTTTACCATCTTCATCATTGTCACGTGTGGTTTCTTGCTTATCTTAGAAGCATGCATTGTTTTACCATTCTCCATAACACGTGAACTTGTATAGATATATCCAGAGGATTCAATAAAAGAAGCAGTGAGAGCAGCTTCAAACAACGGGCCATCTAATTGAGCAAATTGCCAATTACCTTGTTCAATCCAATACCCATCTGCAATCAAGAAACCAGCTAAGAATCCTTTCCTCTCAGCAGAGCTTGCTTGACACACTCTTTTCGTCCAGTTAGTAGCATATTTACTAGTATTCCATTCAAAAGCAGTAATACCATAGTCTTGTGACATGGGTGCATTTGTGATGATATTAGACTCTTTATTTAATTCATCAGTTGTCCTGATTTGGTAGTCCATATATCTACCGTTAACTTTACCGTAAGAACTAGATGTAGGCATGAACCTCCTTTGTTTTACAAACCATCTATGATCCCTTGTTGAGCGAATAGAGAAACCATGTCCGTGTTTCATTTCTATTACTTCATCATACTTCTCATGTAAAGCAAGGATTGGTTTCCATTCCTTCATCTGAGATTTCTGATTATATGTTAGAACCTGCTCACCTATAACTAAATCTGAATAGTGTTTCCACCCATCCCTTGTAAGGGCTTGTGTGTCCATTGGTACACAGTAAATGACATTCTTAGCCACATCCCTACTTTCAAGCTCACCAATATCTCTTGTAAGAGAGTGGTTATCTGTACCATCTTCTTTTCGTCCTTCAATAAGAGCCTTGGTGTATACAGGGCTCCCCATTCGTGCAGCTAACTGGCGAAGTTGATTCCCTGCTGAATCGGTTCCAACAAGTACAAAGCCTGGCTTACTGGTAAAGATGCTTCGCATTTGCTTTCCATAGAAGCTTCCTGCTTTTGGTATGTTGACGATGTTTCTATGAGTTGCTCTACCCGTGACTGCGAGAGTATTAACAACACTTGCAATTCTCCCATCTTCTCGAATAAGTCCAAATAAACCCTCAATAATTCCACGCCGTTGCCTACATTGGACTCGTCGTGCAACAATGTGCCCAAGTTTGTCCTCAATTCCCTCAAAAGGGTCATCTTTCGATAATTTAGGACTTGTTCTGTTCCCTTTATCATCTGTGTTCCACTCAAGGGGCTCCCATCCAAGGGAGAGGAGGTAGTCTTTAGTTTCATATGAGGAGTTTAAATCCGTAGGTCGAAAGTTAATACGGCTAAAGCAACCCAAAACGGGCTTGTCGCTGCTGCCAAGGCCAACCCTAGAGCACCAATCAATAACGCTTTGGGAATAATTCCCACTTTTAAGGAAGGGTTTTCGGATGTAATTATATTCACCATCTTTCTTAGTTTCTTCTATTTCTAGAATCTTAGGGAGTCTAGGGACAACAGCTCTGTCAATCAAACCAATCCACCTAGTGAGTTGTTTAACACAACTTTCCATGTGTTGTCTGTCAACAAGCCATCCGTATTCTTCTTGCTTCTGGAGATGTTCAAAGAGTTCAAACGTAAGAAGGAAAGCATTACGCCACTTACCACCTTTTGATTCTTTGAGAAGCTCTTCGTACACAAGTTCTAGAATCTCAGTATCTTCTGAACACCTATGCATCATATCTTCTGAGAAGTTCTCCCAGTCGTTATGTTCTGGCTTACCTCGTCCTACACGATAACCCCAAGCTGCAATAGAATGAGGACCAATTCCTCTCTCTGGACAATCATATGGGACAAGACGCTTAGGATTTAACAACCTACTCATCAACAGAGTATCAACTTTCTTACCTTTGAATTCCCAATTATATAATTTCTTTAGGAGAGGAAAGTCATACCCAATTCCATTATGAGCAATAAGAACATCATAGGATTCTAGTTCTTCAAGAAGTTCTTTAATCTGATAAGGACGAAACTTCTTAATTACGCCAGATTTATATTCCTTTACAGCTCCACAATGTACTTTAGTAGCTTGTCGTAATAGTCCGTTTGCCTCAAGATCAAAGAGTCCAATTTTCATGAGTATAGTTCTTTTAGTTCATTCTTAAATCGTTGAATAATTTGATGAGCCTTAGCATAAGAGCAATCAATTTGCCTACTAATATCAATAGCTGAATATCCTTGCTTCAGATGCAACATCAACACTTCAATTTGAATCTCACTCTTAGTATCAATTAACTCATAGATTTCTCTAATGACATGATTGGGATAGGAAGAACACTCGATAGTTCCTTCATTCTCATCCTCTTCCATGTGAACATAACCCTTTTCAGAGTTCTTATAGTCACGAAGAGAGTTGTTTAGAAGCATAGAAAACCATTGATCAAAGCGAGTAGGGTCACAGCTTCGGTGGTAACGAAGGGCTCTCTCATATGCTGTTTGTACAACATCCTCACCAGCTTCAAGAGTTCCAGCTCGAAACCTCATCTTCTTTACAAACCTAGAGAAGTTCTTCTCATAGTGCTTAGCTATGTCAGGGACTTGCATTACCCTTCCTTTCATGTGTTCTCGACACTTTATTATAAAATTTACTGATGTCTTGTATAATCACCGTGGTACTTTATACGGGCTTCTTTCATGACTTTTTCAGCTTCCTCTTGTGTTTTGTAACACCCAAGGTACTTTCTTCCTTCGTTAGTGTGTATTCGACAAACCCATTGACCACCTGATTTGTTCCGGTAGTTGACGCCTTTAATACCAGAACGATTGTCAGACCTGATTTTTGAGTTACGTGTATTTTCACTATGCGTTGCAAGCCGTAAGTTAACTCTTCTATTGTCATCTCTGATCCCGTTTACGTGATCTACTATTTCGTTAGGATAAACACCATCTGTATATAGAAGAGCTAGCTTGTGCAGTTTATAACTTTTCCTGTCAAGAAATACGGTTAAATATCCGGTATGGTGTTTAGAACCAATCACTGATCCGATTTTTACACGATTAGCTGCTTTAGCTTTCCATATAAAAATCCCTGTATTTTCGTCATAGTTAACGAGTTCTTTCAGTCTGTCTTGAGTAATCATAATATCCTTAAACATTACTATACTCTCCAGGAAGGCAATACTCGACACTAATGGTTGATTTCTTGGAAAAGACCTGTATTATTATCCCAGTACAGTTTGAAACGACCATTCTCGCCGAAATTTCTGTCTTCCAAAATTACAATCTGCCTCATATTCCGCTCTTCAGCGGGTAGATTAGGATCACGATTACCCTCAAGTCCAAGAAGAAGGTGACACGAGCGAGCCATAGCCCTACTCCCAGCCATTTGATTGCTTAGAACGTGACCCCCTAGTTCATGAGGTATACCTGATTCAGGATTTCTAACGTGACAAGTTAAGAACATTACAATGTTAAGATCGAGAGCTAGAGCAGCGGCTTCCTGTGCTATTTTTTGTAGAAGCACATTAGCATCCGCAGCGGACATTCCATTTGAATAATTAGTTAATGGGTCAAGGAATACAGCTTTTACCCCCTCTGCTACAGCAGCTCGTATATCTGTTTTTGTAGTCTCCCAATCAACTGCTTGGTACAAATTCAATAGAATGAGGTTATCTTGTATGATAGCACCAGCTTCTTCAAACGAATCCTCATCAAACTCTTTATTAGGATCGTGGAAAAACTTACCCACAAGCTTACCCGCAACCATTTTATAAGTTCTTTTGTTCTCCTCCTCAGGCTTAATAAGGAACACGTTCCAACCATGTTCTTTAATAAAATGAGCAGCAAGTGTATTGACTACATCCGACTTACCCATTTTCTGAGGAGCACCTAAATAGATTGTCTCCCCAAACCTAATACCACGTGTTGCTTTGGTTAGATGCGACCAAGGCCAACTAAATCCCATCTTAGGGCGTTCTTTAGCAGCTTCGTGTAAGGAAGAGGCATAAATCAGACGAGTATTCTTAGGTTTCTGGGCATTAAACTGGCAAGCATTATACGTAGCAATACTACGCCCATCAATTAATGCTTGGTTAGCATCCTTAGATGGAATAGAAGCTACTAAAGCATCTGGAAGAATCTTTAATACTTCTTCTACAGCTTTCTTACCCGCCTCATCATTATCAAATACTAGAACGACTTCCTTAAACTGTTTTCTAATTTCAGGAAGCATCCTAGAGATTTGCTTAGCTGCTCCTGCTGACCCGTTGGAGATAGATACAATAGCTGGATTTAGGTCAGCATATTGTGTAGATTTATTCTTATCTTTAAAGATTTGAAACAAGGCTACACAATCCTCTTCACCTTCAACACAAAACAGCTTCTTACCGCCTGCTAAGATGGCTTGATTCCACCCAAAGAAATCAGACTCCTTGGTTGAACCAATAGCCCACATCTTCTTTTCATCAATAAGTTTGACCTTATAACCGATAAGCTTACCGTTTTTGTAATATGGGAAATAGCAACTACGGGGTGTTACGCCATCAGTCTCCGACATGCCTATCTTAATACCAAAATACTCTAGTGTTTCTTTCCTAAGCTTTCGTTTAGGAAGGTCAACAGTTTGATATTCTTTTACTTCGTCTAGCTCTGCTTGGATTTCTTCATCAGACTTAATAGATACTTTAGGCTTATATCCTTCAGGCTTATCTCCATAGGGAGATTCTACTCGTGTTCCACATTTAAAACAGTAGCCTGTGTATCTCCCATCAGCTTCAAGGAACACTTGTAAGCCGTCTGAGCTATTACACTTATCTGTCCTGTGTGGTAGTTTCTCAATACATTTAGAACTCACTTATCCCCTTTCAGTAAAATAGGAACTTGTTTGACCTGTTTTTTATGAATAAGTTCCATCTTTTTAATGAATTTTTCAAGGTTTTTTAGAGACTGCTCTGAGTGAGTACAGGAATACAAGTCCCATAAATCAGAGAAAGTTTTCTTAAAATCTACACCATCCCAGTCTTTTTCATCAACAAATTGAGTCATTTTGATTCCTTGATATAAAGCTCACACTCATCCTCTTTTAATGGAGGGTTTACATAAGACTGTCTGAAAGGGCTTCCTTGAGAGGTTCGTCTAGAGCAAGTTATACATAGCTCATTTAACTCGTGTCCAAAAGGAACAGGTTTATAGCTCCCTGTGCACCTTGCAAAGTCATAATGGAGGGTCATAGGAACTCCTCAAATTGTTCAACATAGGCTACGAGGGTAGCCCCAGCTAGGACTGTCATTCTTGATCCTTTTTAGTACGTATTTAGAAAAAGAAATAAGTTCCTCCATCGATGCATTACTTTTCATTGTATTAGCTTTACGAGATATAATTTGTACATTATCTTTTGTATAACCTTTTAAAGGATCAATTCGATCTATTGATGCATTTGTTGGCAATTGACCTTGACCTAGTGTATAAGTCAATTTCAATCCGAGATAAGGGCAATGGGTTGGAAAGACAATATCTTCTGCGGATAAATTGAAATCCCATCCACATTCCTCTGCACGATACCTAGCCCTTGTTAGCATCTTTTTTACCCAGTTTTCGGGACGAGAGTAGTAAGCTTCAGTGTGGGCTTTTTGATTATTTTTAAACTTAGCATATCGAGTAAGATTTCTGCCACGCATTATTTCAATGTTATTGTGATAATACTCTTTTTTCTGCGCGAGAATTGCTTCTTTATTATCCTCTCTCCACTTCTTAGTGCAAGACCTACAATGATAAGCTCGACCATCTTTGTTACGAGATAATTTAGAGAACATTTCGTACTCTTTTTCTATTTTACAGCAAGTGCATGTTTTCATTGTGGTATATTTAGCTGTTAATTCATATTAAAACTTACATCTACCTATACCATGAATACCTAGAACTCTAGACAAATTGTCTGAAAACTTCTACATATTTATCCAGTGTTGTACCTGAGAGCCCAGGAGCCGTGTTGCACTCCAGCACATAATACATATCTTTAGCTTCGTTGTATATAATATCCACTGCACCAAAGTCAAGACCTAGAAGTTTAACAGATGTGATAGCTGCTTCTTTAGCTTCTTCTTTGACATCCACATTTTGATTAGCAAAGATGAAGCCGTTCTTGTGATTTCGGATTTTCCAATTAACATTTTCTACCTCTTTATTTCTGGCTTTACGTTGAATGAAGAACACTTTGTCACGAAATACGTGTAGACGATATTCCTCTTTCTTAGGAATGTATTTTACATAAAGAGGAGCTTTCTTAATTTCATCTCCTTTATTATATAAAATAATCCCCTGCCCACTATGTCCATTAAGAACAGTACGGGCTACAATGGTAAAACCCTCAGCAAGCCACTTATTAGCCTCTACAAGCTCCTCTGTCCACTCAGGTATACTAGTGTGGCCTTGTAGTGTCTTAAACGATTCTAGCTTGTTTGAAGCCTTCTTAACAGAGTCTGGTTTATTTAGTATATTGTCAGTAATAATCTCTCTGTTAAACGTAGAGGCTCCCCAATTCAGGACACAATCTGGTTTGATACGCTTACCATAGTGCTTGATACGCTTAATGTTAAGAGCTTTGGATATAAGCTTAGCACTCTCAGATGCTAAATTGTATGGATAGAGTTTCATATGGTTACATTCATACCAAGTTAAAATGCTAAAGGCACAATATTAAGAAGGGCCTCTTTGACAGAGTAAGCATGAGGAAGTTCCAAAGAAATACTAAAATTCTTACGAACATCTTGCACCATTCCTTCGTATGCAAAGTCTTCATACACATCGTCTAACACCATACGAACGAAACCCTCTGGTGTATTGCTTACAAACAGGTCATGAATTTCATGTACATTGGTATGTTCCATAGCAAATGTGCGAAGATTACCAAGAGCACAAATCCATGTTGTGAGCACATCAATATCAAGAGTCCCCCTCATACTCCTAATCTCAAGACTCCCATATTTAGGGATGCTTGAAATATTTAAAGCAGCGTATCTTACATCGTGTGCATGGAAATTCTTAGCTGATACTACACCAAGCCTGAACATATGATGGAGATAGTCTAGTGCACCTTCTCCATCACATACGCTTAGACAGAATCGGTTGGCCTTGCGAGAAGGCCCACAGAACTTAAGAAGCACCTCTTCGATAAGGATATAAGTATATATAAAGTTAAGAACTTGATCCTCTGTAAGTTCTTGTACATTAACGTGTACATGAGCACTAGTACGATAAGAGAAGGAAAGGGATGCTTTATTTTTTTTCTGAGATAGAGCAAGGCTATTTAATGCTTTTACAGTATTTACAAAAGACAATGGTTTATTGAAAACCCACTCAGCCCTGCTGTGAGGAAACTCACCACGAAGAGAGCCATCATCTACTGTCTTCCAAAACACTGTATCCATCTCTTTGAGATTCTGACCTTCGCATTCAATCTCTACACCAAATGTTCCAGATTCCTTGGTTAGATTAGGAAATATTTCAATAAGCTTTTTCATATTAACTCCTTATGGTTGTTTGTTATAACTCACCCGTTTCAAAGGATTTTTCCGAGCTTTTAAGCACAAGTGCTTTGATAATGTGGGCAATATTTGCGTCATATGCATCCTGTGTCAGCGGCACATACTCATCCGAATCATCCCCCAGCATGTCAGCGTTCATCCCGGCTTCGTATGCCTCGCGTGCAATTTGCTTGCTGCCCTTGCCTGCCTGCGGCAACTCTGAGTACCAGCTTTCAAACTTTGAGTCGCCAACGCGTTTGCGCTCAGCTCGTTCTCCTGTTGGCTCATGCTTGTCCCAATCAAACACCACTCCAAGCGCGGCGTTTAGTTGATCCTTTCGTTCTGGATCAGGTTCTGCCAGTGCTGAACTCAGAGCCACCACAGCATCAGCGTGCTCTTTCCACCCTGTTCGACGGTAGTCATCATCCCCATCTCTAGCGTCTGGGACTGATTTTGACAGCGCATCCAGCCCAAGCTGTACGGCTTCACGTAATTTGCTCATTTCATAAGCTCCTTTATTGTGGTGTGCATGGTTTCATTTACTTTGACTGAATGTTTTGATGGTTTTTTCATAAGATTGTAAGAGTGGTAGTTCTAAATAAGAATACTCAGGATAAAGGATGATAGCATCAACTGTGTTACATTTCTCGGGTATCTTACCTACTAGTTTATTTTTATACCAAATCCTATTATGGAAGTCAACAGCAAACTGCTTATCAAAAGCATACACCCCTCTCTTTTTAATAGCTTGTTCTAAAGCTTTTTCAAATTTCGGGTAGATATTACGCATAGCTTTTGCTATCGTCTTATGTTCCATCTTATTAAGTTGATATTGAAAATTGAGACAATCACCATCAACTACACAAGGACAGGCTTTAATGCTTGTATTACTCCTGTTAACTCCTACAGCATATTGGCGAAGAGGCTTACGTGAGAAGTAGAAAGCATGATTTCCGTGGTTGACATATCCAATACGCCCAACAGGAGCACCAAAATCAGACAACCTAAAAGGAACAGTTACTTCGTGTGCATTCTCCAAGTAATAAACAGTTACTTGTTTATTGTGATTACACTCTTTAGCTTTAACAGGGTCTCCTTTATATGTACAAAGAGAATCAACAAAAAGAGTACGAATATCTTCTACTGAAATCTCATCCATAGCAAACCTCCAACCCTTCAGCTTGAATAATTTTCCTTGCCTCTGTCTTATCACTGTTGTTAATGATGTCTTGAATATCTCCATATTTCTGTGAAAGATTAACACCATTAGACAAATCAGTCATACCTTTAACCGCACTACGGTAAACCCATCGGATTAAGTTCTCACTCTTAAGCCAAGCGTTAGATAGTGTACGGTATTCAACACCATAAGTCTTAGGGCGGAAGCAGCCAGCCTTGCCATACATTTCTCGACGAAGCTTATCATCATCATACTCCAAGCTAGGAAGCCCCAAATAGAAATCCATTTGTTTAACAGCTTCTTTAGCCATCCCTTGGTGTACAGGATCATCAATATCCTTATTATTGGTCCACCCAATATGAATATGACCAGCAGCAGTACGCATAGGACGTTCTCCGTCTGGTTTATTGTTCACTTCATTAAACCATGCATTAAAATCAGGGTCGCACCCAAGTTCTTTAGCTGCTTCTGGCTGAGCACGAATATACTCAAGTGTGAAATGAGCTACAGGAGTAGCCACCACTTCAAACTCAGGAACCATAAGGCACAATTGTGTGTATACGTCCTGTACAGTGAAAGCAAACTCATCTTCGTTACTTGCTGGATCAATGTTAAATTCCAGCGCCATACCATCCACTTGAACAGCACCACTACGAATCTTTTGAGGATTCTTCTTATCCCCTTGAATCAATCCATGTGCTGAGTGGAACACACCGTTCTTTTTGACAAAAATTTCAGGGTCACATCCAATAAGAAAATTCATGTTAATACTCCTTGGTTAAATTAAATAGCTTTCTCGACAAACCTAGTCAATGATACTGTGTGTTTCACATCCTTAATATCCATACAACAGTCACAAAATGTCTGACCGGAGCTACTCATAGCGTGTTTGTCAGTAGGGAGAATCACTTGCCCGCACCATGAACACTCTCCGTGTTTAGATGTCCAGTCGTTAAATGACAACATCCTACCACGAAACCCTTCATATAAAGTTTCCTCTTCTTCTTCAGGGACATCAACAAATCTAACAGAAGATGCTGATACTTTATAATAGGTTGCATCACTCCCTCTTTCAATCTTACCACCAATGTCAGCAACAATCTCCCGGCCAATAGCCTCCATCGGATTAATTGATCGTCCATAGTACCAACGGATTGTAGCATGTTCAGCTAAAGGGTCTAGACAAGAAAGGTAAGAACTCCCATAGTCATCCCTATCAACCAGCGACAAGACCTCCAGCACGACATCAAGAGATGAGGCGTAGCAGTCTTTTAGAGAGACTGGTGGTGAGGGAACCACCCCCTGTTTTTTTACCTCAGAGACAGGTATAGGTGGTTTATGATAGCTACCCACTACTTGTGCAGGTTTGTGTACATATGGAACGTATGTTGATGGCATTGGGTTAGCTTTAATATCAGAAATCACACCCTCTTCATTAATAGCTACACACAGGTGTACATCTTCTCCTAGTTGAAATGGTTCCTTATATTCTACGCCATTACGACGAAGTACCCCCTCCAACATCCACAGCTCTGATGCCCAGAACAAAGTATCGTTACTCTTAGTGAAAGCAATCCATAAAGGACGTTCCTTATTACGAAGGAAGTTAAGAGTTTCTTCTCCTTTATCCCACCACACTAAAGCCCATGCACCACCCATATGGTTCATTAGATGGGGTAGTCCATGTACCTCCATGTGATTGTACAATGCTTCGGAATCAACCTTAAAACTATTCCCATTTTCAAGGCTCCACTTTGTTGTGAGTGTACCATTATGTACCCCTACAAGAGAGTCAAAGTCAAAGGGGTGAGCAGTACGCTTACTGATACCCCCTGATGTACCAAAGCGATTATGCCCGATAATAGCTCGTTGAAAACCAAGAAAAGCCTTATCAGTAGCTGGAATATCCAGGAGTTGATATGGGTCACCAACCTGTTTAGTAATTTTGACATCACCTTTCCTAGGTATAACAGCAATACCTGTACTGTCAGTCCCTCGTAGAGAGTCAACAATAAGAAGTTCTTTAGAGATACGTTCTTCTTTTGCGGTAAGTTTACCAGCACATCCAATAAGTCCACAAATAATATATCTCCTCAGCAGTTACCAAGAAATCTACTTGTTATCCTGCAATATTTACCAATTAAAATATCACTAACCCTACGCGAGTCAATTCCCACAAGGATTGCAATCTCTTTATTTGAAAGCTTATTTGTAGATTTTAATTCTATAACTCTGTGAATCTTATCAAGAGTTATAATCTTAAATGTTCTACCTCTTTCATCTCTATCTCTAGCGTTATCGGCTGGTGTACCTTTCAATAGGTGTAAAGGATTGATACATTTTATATTGTCACAAGTGTGTCTAACAACACATCCTGAAATATCTTCTTTATTATAAAGCTCAAAAACTAACCTATGTACTTTAACGTTACCACCCATTCGGGGATATCCATCTGTATTAAAGCACCTAATCCATTCCATACATTCAACATTAAGTGATGTATTAGAAAGTAAATCTTTGAGCTTATCTTCTTGTGTCAGTGATGTGTTTTGAATGATTTGTTTCATGTTTATATGTGTGGTTGGTTGTGTCACACATACTATACCTATGAAACTTTACTATCTCGACATGTAATTTAACTCCATCCTGGCCACATACACATTCTCCAATAGGGTTAGAAGGCCATTAGAAAGGCCTACAGTCGTTTATTTATTTAAGTTGATACCAGCATAACCTAAATCATTTTAATTGGTTTAAACCCCTAAATACTTAGTTAGTAATTCACCAAAATAAACTTTAAGTTCTTTATAGCTAATTCCATAGAACTCAGGATGTGGTTGGAAGCAAAGAGAACGAGTGTGTGCATAATACACAGCTTCTACATCTTCTTCTGAAGTTTCTCGTACAAACTTACGTCCATCCCAATATTCACGATAACCAGAAAGACCTGCAATAGCAACTATCGTAGCATCATCAGAAGGACTCATCATCTGGTGATGAGTAGATGTGGCCCAAATCATCTCCCCTGTATCAATATCCATAATGGAATGGGATTGACAGTGATTAGATACATCTTGGTACATAGTACCACCAGAGAGTACATTAAGTAGCTGTCCGCCTCTACAGATTCCACACATAGGAATTGTGATAGCTAATGCCTCCCGGAAAATAGCTGACTCTTTTTCATCACGTTGAATATTACTGAATGTCGTAGCATGTTTACTATGACCGTAATAGGAAGGAGAGACATCACTACCACCTGTAAAGCAAATGAAGTCTGCTGTATGCCAAGTGTCTGCAATGGCATATCCAAGGTCTAGAAACAGCTTGTCATAATTAGGATCACTGTTAATAATAGCTACTCGTTTCATTTTAGTTCCTCACGTTCTTGCTTGGTTGTAGGCTTGCCTTGTTGATGCTTACGTCCTGGCCCTTTCTTCGTGCTGTTAGCCCAAGGGCGTTTAGGAATAGCTGCACGAAACAAAGCATACACTTCAAACAAATTGCTGATATACGGAGTCATAATATTTCCTTAATTAACTAATGAACAAATCTTAGCACATACTTTCACAAGTGACTTATCACCCTTCATCTTATACGTGACAAAACCCCAACCCTCTTCACACTCTTCTATTCCTTTAATCTTTTTGATAAAGGATTTTACATCTGTTTTACCATAAATATCAAGAGAGGAAACAGTACTCAGCACTGATTTAAAATTGTTTGGGTTAGTTCGATAAGGTGTACCTTTTTCATCCTTGATTCCTTCTTTAAAGAATTTAAAAAGTTCTTCTGATTTCTGAGAACTTGCAAGGAAATGATGAGAGCCTGGGAAATTGTTGAACAACAACCCGTCCTTTTCATCAAAGAACGTGGAAACAAACATAGCTGTGTTTCCATCAAACCCGATATCCATAATCTTACTAAATAAAGCCCGTTTCTTAAGAAACTCTGTGAAATGACGGGTAGCGATAGCAGCAGTAAATACTTCAGAGGGTGTCTTATCTACATTAATAAGAACACCATCTTTAACCATATCATCTACAGGACGACTAATAAAACACTCTTTCAAAGGACTGTCGTTAACAATGTAATTAAGAAATACTTTATAATCTTCTTTCGTTTGGTCATCATATCCTTTGTAATGACCAGAAAAATTAAGAGCTACGTGTGTAACTTCTTTAACATCACAAGTAATACGAGCATGACAAATATCTCGTATATTCCAAATCTTTTTTCCTTCTTTTGTTATGATAGCATAAGAACACACACCTGGGTCATCACCCACTTTTGCAGCAAGCTCCTTAAGAAGTTCATTACCAACGTCTTCAACAATAGGCTCGCCTTCATAAGCTACAAACGAGAGAAGTGGGAGTGTGTTACTAATACCTTTAAGCTTAACTCTACCATCTACTATAGATTGGATAAGGTAAATATTTCCTTGGGTAACTGATTTGAATTTATCAGAGGTACATATAACGTAGTCCCCCTTAACTAATCCCTCAGGTTCTTGATTTACAATTTTGAGACGCCAAGTGTAAAATAAAAGAACTCTCCCGCCTTCATCTAGTACAGATACACGATCATGATAAAGACCATTGACAGTAAAAATCTTTCCTATATTACTGTTAAACTTTCTATTTTCTTCTCCATTAGGTAAGAGCTTTCTCATATGAACAACATCACCAACTTTAAAAACAACTTCTTCCATGTAAATTCTCCTAAAACAGTCGAGAAACAGCAAAATTTGGGGTAGTACACGTACCCCCGTTACTAGTGTGTATATTACTCTAGTGAACGAAGTGAACGGATGAGTGAAACGAATGAGTAATAAATACTATAACCCTTTATAACTAAATTTACTCCAGTAGTTATGTCCCTGAGGTGTGTCATACCAAACGAAAGCAAGTCTAAGTGTTGACTCATTAACTTGGAACCTAGTGTTAAGGTTATTTGCTAGTTTATCTAGCTCTAAGAGAATCAGATCATCATCAGATTTCTTTTCTATCTCCTTATAAACAACACTATTTCTTATTTCTTGTAAAGTTGCCATAGTAATCTCCAATCAAGCCAGAGCGTTCATCAACCCACAGCTATCATAACATTTCATCCTAGCCGAGGTGAATAAAGCGTTTGACAATCCAAACTTCCCTTGATTAAACCAAGCATCGCGTATAAGAGTATCCAAGATTGTGACATGGTAATGATGCATTACATTCTCCAAATTTAGAACGAACAAAAGCCCTACAGTGTAAAAGCTGTAGGGCTATTTTTATTTATAGGGCTATGTTTTAGATAGCACCAATATTACGTAAGAGTTTAACAGTCTTAGGCGATACGTTGTAATTAAATTCACGTTCTTTTACAGTGCCTGCTCCTTTGAAAATCAAGTCAACAATTTTCAATTCAAATTCACCAGCTTTACTAACTGTCTTATCAGACACTGCCTTAATAAAGGCTTCGGCCATTGTAGTGTAACGGTTAAATGTTTTCATAATATTATTCCTGCTCAGTTGTTGTAAATTCCAAACCCATATGCTCAAAGGCAACCATTACCGCGTCAGGTTCAATACCTGCACTGAATACAGCTTCCAAGATCGACGCTTGGCTAACCTTATCTTTTGCAGCTTTTGCAAGCCACTTGCTAACATCATCTTTGATACGGTCAGTAAGTGAACGCTCAGGTTTCTTTTCTACGTTCAAATGACGTTCACTCCAACTCCAAAGGTTATTCATTGGATTTTCAAGGAAAGCAATGGCTAATACATGCTTAGCATCATAGGTTTTCTTATGTTTTTTGGTAAAACGCTTTTCAGCTTCATCAAACATGAATCCACCAAAGGATTTAAAGAATTCCACCATGGCACGATGATTGATAGGTGACAGTGTGGGAAGCAAACGATTGATATATTGAACATCCTCGGTGGCGTGATGAGCTTCTAACACACTACGGGATAATCCACGTAGCATATCCTTCGTGATTTTTTCACTGCCTGCCAGTGTTTCCAATGCCGTGGCAAAGGTAATAGCAAATTGTTCTTTGTTAAAATTTACATTCATAATATATTCTCCAGTTGATTAATAGGCCGGTTTGTGTTAGAAAACACATTATAGCAGACTGTCACTCTGCTACCGTTTGTTATCTACGTTCGCTAGAGACTTAATTCTAGCATAGATTAAAACAACCATAAGCCTTGACACGATGGCAAGTCTAGCGGGTAAGCATAACAATAGGGATAGGAAACAATCAATAAGAACTAGCATCCTAGTGAATCTGCTATCATGTTTCATATGGGACATTGTCATTGGCTGTCGCTTGTCTAGGTTTATGGGTATAAATTGTTAATGAACTACTAATTAATGGCTGTAATTACACATCCAACATAGCCGGATGTGGTCTGACGGACTATTGAAACACTGTATGTAAACCCATGTTGATCTCTTCCCTGTTACTATCGGAGGATGTGAACTGCCAGCCTAGGATGCTAGGGCGTGACAATCCATACCACGACACAAATAGTCTTTGGTACTAAAGGAACAACATGGCATACGTGAACAACTTCACGTCTAACCATTAATCAATTGTTAAAGAACATAGGTGCTAATTCACGATGG